GATGAATACGAAATAATGGAAGCGTTTGCAGTCCATAGACATGGTGGTTCTATTGGTAGCGGTGGTCCTGTTCATGTTAAAACTCATGAAACTAAAGAAGATGCTAAAGAACACGCTAAAAGATTGAATAAAGGATTATCTCCTGGCGAAAAATCATACTACGGTATTAAATATAAAGTATCTGAAGTCAAAGGCGATGTTAAAGAAAACCTTGATGAAGGTACTAATATTCCAGTTAGTCGTGCAACTGATGCTGTGAGTAAAGTATTAGGACAAAAAGGTGCAGTTAATTTCTTAGCAAAATTGAAACCTGGTAACAAAACTCATACATCATGGAATGAAGTAAATGGTGCCTTAGTAGATCAAGGAACTCAATCGGCTCATATTGCTAAAGTTGCTGGTCACTTAAAACCAACTCAGTATAACGAAGCTGAAGACTAAAATGATTACCTTCAAAGAATATCTTGAAGAAGTATTGAAACAAGTAGACGGCAAGTGGGCAATTGTTTCTAAGAAATCTGGTAAACCTCTCGCCTATTATAAAGGTGAGGGGAAACCTTCCGAAGAATGGTTCAATAAGCAAGAAAAGCGTATTGGCTATTTCAAACATTTAAACAAAGGGTAATCAAATGGCAGAATTTGGTGATTTCCTAAAATTGATGTCTGATGCCAAATTGGCAAAGATACAAGAGCAATCTGAAAAAGAAAATAGATTGATTGAAATATCAGAACGGGTAAAGGAATCAAATCCATTCAAGGTACAAGCGCTTGAAGAAGTTTATATTGAACCAGAACCTATTATGGAGGAATCACCAGAATCTGTTTTAACACCAGAACTAACTAAATTATTCAACGAACAATCTTATCAACAACCAGAAGTCGGTCCTGTTGATAATGATGTTAGACAGATTAGAGATAAGTTAAAATTCATAGAGCAATGGATGGGTAAGATTTCTCTTGCTGGTCCTGGTAGTGGTGAAGTGAATCTTCGTTATCTTGATGATATAGTAAGAAGTTCAATCTATGATGGTAGATATCTGAGATACAATGCAACCTTAAAGAAATTTGAGTTTGCTGAAGTCAATCCACATGATATAGTTTATACTACCAACAATGTAACGACTTCTACATATACAGTCTCATCTGATGATTACTATGTTGGTGTTACATATAACGGACCAACTACTATTACTTTACCTAGCAATCCAAGTTCTGGTCGGATGTTGATAATCAAAGATGAATCTGGTAATGCTTCAGTTAATCCAATAACTGTTTTAGGAACTGTTGATAATGATCCTACTGGTTTCATTATTCAATTAGACAATGGTGCAATTCAATTACTTTATAGAAATGGCTGGAGAATAGTGTGAGTTACCTTTTTACAAACAATCAAGAAATTAAAAATGATGTTGGAAATCCTATATCAACTGAAGTGTATAATGATGGATCTGTAGTATCTGATACCAATAGATTTCCTGTTTCTATGAGTGCTGTTACAGGAGGTTCTGATGCTTTTGGTAGATTAAGAATATCTGAAGCATTTACTTTAGGTGATTATAAACATACTTATGGTATAGATCAAAACTTTCTGAATATCGTATCTAATGGTGGAACGATTACTCATAATGCAAATCAAGCATCTGCAAGGTTAACGACAACATCAAATAGTTCAAGTTATGCTATACACCAGACAAAACAGTATCACAACTACATGCCAGGTAAAAGTCAACTAATAAAGTCAACAATTAACTTCTATAGTCCTATTGCTAATGTAGTTAAACGGACTGGTTATTTTGACGACAGAAATGGAATCTATTTTGAACAAGCTGGCGACGGTACTTTAAGTTTTGTTATAAGAACAGACACTACCGGAACTCCTAGCGATGCTAGAAGAGTTACTCAAGCTCAATGGAATGTTGATACTTGTAATACGACAATTGTTGGCACTTCTACAGATGGTACTAACAGCGGAGTATCTGGATCGTGGACTCTCGATATTACTAAGACACAAATATTTTTCATTGATTTTCAGTGGCTAGGTGTTGGTAGAGTAAGATGCGGTTTTGTTCATAACGGTAATATGATTGTTGCACATGAATTTTACAACAGTAATTACTTACCTGTAGTCTATATGAGTAATCCAAATTTACCAGTTAGATGTGAAATAAGAAATACAGGTACAACTACTGGTGGTTCTTTTGACCAAATTTGTTCAACTGTTGTTTCTGAAGGTGGATATGCAGAATCAGGTATAGATTGGGCAATCGATTCAGGCACTGCATCTCAGAATGTTCCATTAGGCGCAAATTATCCAATCGTAGCAATAAGATTAAAATCAACATTTAAAGGTTATCCTAATCGTGTAATGTTAAGAATGGGAAATGTTAATGTTTATGCTGAACAGAATCCAGTATATTGGAAACTAATAAAACTCTCAGGTCTATCATCAATAACTTTAAGTAGTCCTACTTGGACAAGCGTTTCGTCAGAAAGTGCAGTTGAATATACTATATTAGGAACAGCAATATCTGGTGGTGATGTTGTAGATAATGGATTTGTTGGTACTTCAAGCCCTGGTGGTAGTGCTAAAGGTACTGGTACTGGATCTGAAAGTAATCCGACTGCAGCAAAAAGAAATTTTATAACACAAAATTTTGATTGTACAGATAGTGAAATCTATGTAGTATGTGCTCAATCTATAGGAGCGGCAGCAAATGTTTGGTGTGGTATCCAATGGCGAGAAATTTACTAATAAATATATTTACAAACTAATAAGGAGATAACAATGAGTTTATGGGGAAAAACGGATACTGATGCCAGTGTCCCAAAATATTTAAACGAAGAACAACGTGCAAAAGCAATCTTCATTGATAATACTGAAGCCGCTGATGCAGATACAAAAGCAAAAGGCATTACTGGTCCAGGCTGGTGGTTATATGAACAGTATAAAAATGCGGCTGGAGCAATCCGTCACAAAGCAGAATGCTTAATTCCAATGTCTGTTACTGCAGTTGCCGCTGGCGACCGTGCTAATGATGCTGGTATCGACACTGCGGGAACTTATGATATTACTTTAACAACTAAACCAGTTGCACGTTCTGTAGCTTCTGGTGCTGCTACTACATTTGCAGTTGTTGCTGCAATCAGTTCTGGCGGTGGTGCATTGTCTTATCAGTGGCAAAGATCAACTACTACTAATGGCAATGTATATGTTGACATAACTAATACTGGTGTTTACACCGGTGCTACTACAGCTACATTAGCAATCAGTAACGTATCGACTCCTACCAATTTAAACGGATTCAAATATCGTGTTATCGTTTCAGCTACTAATGCTGTGAGTGAAACATCACCTGCAGTCAAACTTACTGTAGCATAAGATGAAATTAAGCACTGAGAATTTTATACAATTTGCAATGAATTGCTATGAAAACCCTCAGTGCTTTTCCATTAGAGAATTCGAATCGGACCTATGTAGATTCGATTATATAAATAAATTATTCAAGCGGTACGTGGAACAAGATACACTGAGAGAACAATTGATTCTGAATCATATAATTGTTCTCTACAATGTATTTGGTGATAATGCTACCAAAATGTTACTTTTTAAAATAGATGAAAGTTATGGTGATATGTTATTGCCATTCTTATTGTATCTTAACAGAATACCAGAACAAGACTTAGGTCGTCTGGATCCAACTATAATATCTGTCCTTCGGAAACTATAATAAAGAAGAACTCCAACAAGGAAATTTAATAAATGAAAAAAGTTACTCGCGGACTCCTACATCCCAGTAACTCTAACCATACTAACAAGAATACAAGGAGTAATCTAATGATCAGCAAAAGTATTTATATACCGTATACATATATTTTAAAATTCAAAGTAACAGGACAATTGTATTATGGATCCAGTTATGCAAATAGTACAAATAAAATAGCAAATCCATCTCAACTGTGGAATACGTATTTCACATCATCCAAAGAAATACACAAATTAATAAGTGAATACGGTATCGATTCTTTTGATTATCAAATAAGAAAAGTCTTTACTACTGTAGAGCAAACACTAGCGTGGGAAACTAAAATACTGACTAAATTTGATGCTGCCGCTAATGATATGTGGATAAATAAGCATAATGGTGGAACTAAGTTTAAAAATATAGGTCGTGTTCACGATGATGAGTGGAATGAAAATATATCAATTGCATTAAGCGGTAAAGTAAAATCAGACAATCATCGTAAAAATATATCATTAGCGGCTCAAGGTAGAGTCCCTTGGAATAAAGGAATGTCTGGTTTTGTATACGGAAAGCAATCTGAAGAGCATACGTCATTAAGAATTTCTAATGGAAAAAAAACTATACACGAAAAGTATGGTGTGACGAACCCAAGTCAAATAGACTGGGTTATTGAAAAAATAAAAGAAACTAAGAAAAATAAACCATATTTATTTTGTCCAATTTGTAATAAGAAATATAAATATAAATATTATTACGATTTGCATATCAATCAATGTATAGAGGAATAGCATGAAACGTATAGTCGATAATCTTATAGCGTGGAGAATACTTTCAATGTTAGTAACTCCATTTGATAAATCTGAAGCATACAAACTGGGTATTATAGATGCTGATGGTAAAATCCTCAAAAAGCAAAACCAACTTACTACTCCAGAAGAAAAGGATGCTTACACGTATCTTCAACGTCTAGTATTCAATCTTAAAAGATTACTCAATAAGTTACCTGGTGGAGACAAATACACCAAGAACCTTATTGCTGCTTATTTTCTAATCAAAGAATCATACCAACATAATGACGATTCAAATTTAGAATCAAGATTTACTACATTACTTGAAACCATCGACCAAAAGAATATCATATTGGTCGAGGAAGAAATACTCGTTAATAAATTCCTCGATGAAGAAGGTGGAGTACTTCCTGCTAATAATACTTCAGGTGTTGCTAATCCCGAATTCAAATTAGGCCAAAAGAAAGTCATTAAGAGAAAAGTCAATGTTTCTACTGAATCTAATTCCTGAGTGGTTAACCTACCTTCTTAGTGGCATCTCATTCTTAGGACTTGTTCTAGGTGTATTGATACCAATTCCTGCTCATTACAAGATGGCTCTGTATTCTGGGTTAGGCATGTTACTATGCCTGAATTCATTTGCTATAGGAGTTTCGGTAAACGAAGCAAACTGGCAAGTAAAAGTTAAAGATATGCAAATCCAGATTGCACAACTAGAAACCAAAACTGCTGAAGTGACAACAAAGGTTGTTACTGAATATATAGAAAAAGTCAAAATAGTAGAAGGCAAAACTCATGTTATTATTAAGAAAGTTCCTGAATATATTACCAAAGAATCTGATGCTAAGTGTAGTATCAATACTGGTGCTATCGAGTTGCTCAACGCTGCCGCAGAAAACAAAGTTCCCGAATCCTCCAGAACTTCTCATGAAGGACCCTCCGATGTTAAACTCTCTACCCTTGTTGAATCCGTCAGTGGAAACTACGGTACATACTATCAAGTAGTAGAACAACTTAAATCGCTCCAAGATTGGATTAGAAAACAAAAGGATTTGAACAATGAGTGACCATAATTCACCATGTAATGACCTTAATAAACTTGTAACTGAAGTAGCTGTTCTGCAGAATGTAGTTTACAAGATAGATAATACAGTTGCAGAAATTGCTAAAGCATCTTCAGAAGTATCAAGATTATTAATAGTACACGACAACAGACTAAACAATCTCGAGAATAATAATAAAGAAACTACAACTGATGTCAAGGACCTATACAAGAAAATGGAAGAAACTACTAAAGAGATTGTGGATAAGTTAGATGATATGGAATCCCGTATTGAATCTAAACTTAAAGAACATGAAGATAAATCGGATGAGTACAGAGAAGATATTTCTAACAGAATTTCTGCCTTAGAAACTTGGAAGTGGTTAGTAGTTGGAGGTAGTATAGTAATTGGATACCTTATTGATCACTCTGATGTCCTAAAGCTATTCAAATAAAGCCATTAGTACTATAATACCACCAAAGTCAACTTTATACAACATTCAAATCAAAGTACTTTATAGTTTACGTAACTCCTGAATTATAAAGTACTTTCTAGTAAACACTAGTTTATTACCATTAATCGGCATTATTGCTCGAATTCATCAAAAACACTAAAATATCACGTATAACTCTTTGATTCTAAAGAGGGTAAAACACTAAATCGCGTTATTCATAATAATGTTGAACAATCCTAAGCCTTCCTGTATACTTCTTTATAATAGTTCATTTGGGGACATATTATGATGTGTGTTGATAAGAAGTACATTTTGAAAATTTCTTCTCAGTTGAGAAACTTCAAGGTCGTGAATGAGAATGCTTGGAGATTTAGTTGTGTTTATTGTGGAGACTCTTTGAAAGATCCAAAGAAAGCACGAGGGAATATATACCACAAGCACTATAAATTGCTTTATAAGTGTTTCAATTGTGGAATTTCAAAATCAATTCAAGAATTCATCCAGGATATGGATTCTGTGATGTTTCAGGAATATCAGTTGGATAATTATAAGGCAGGAGATGACACTATCAATTTAGAAATATTTGGAGGCAAATGAATAATCCAATATTAGACTATCTAGTAATACCTTTGGTAATCACATTGGTAATTTTATTTACAATTATATTATAAGGAATTTTATGACAATAACAAAAGGTGACGTATGAGCATTAGACTACTAACTCCTAAATCGGAATACATTGTTGATTACCCTACAGCTATAGAATTTGCTGAACAACAGGCATCTATCATTTGGTTTCCTGATGAAATTGATGTAGAAAAGGATCTACACGATCTCAAAACCAATTGCACTGAAGCAGAATACCATGGTGTAATATCTACCCTAAAATTATTCACATTATACGAACTCAATGTTGGTAATGATTATTGGCAAAACTATGTAAGTAAAGTGTTTCCGAGACCAGACATCCAACGTATGGCTTCTACATTCTCTTTTATGGAGTTGGGAGTTCATGCTCCATTCTATAATAAGATTAATGAAGTGTTGGGATTGGATACGGAAGAATTCTATAACTCATACAAAGAAGATAAAGTATTAGCTAACAGAATGAACTGGATTGCTAAAAGAACCACTAAGAAAGATACCGTATACAATGTACTTAAATCGGTCGGTGTGTTTTCTATGATCGAAGGTGCTATCCTGTATAGTTCATTTGCTTTTCTTAAACATTTCAACTCTGTAGGTAAAAATAAGTTGATTAATGTCAATGCTGGAATCAACTTTTCAGCTATTGATGAAACTCTTCATTCTCAAGCTGGCGCGTGGTTATACCGTACTCTGGATAAAGAAGCCTTTGAAGATGATCAGTTAACCATCAGCGGAAGAGAACAGCTCAAAGAAGAACTAGAAGAAACTGCAAGAGTCATTCTCGAGCACGAATCTATTATTATTGATAAGATATTCGAGAAGGGCAATATTAAGGGGATTACTGATAAACAATTAAAAGCGTTTGTTGAATCAAGATTGGATATTTGTTTGGAAAATTTAGGATACAAAGCAATTTTTAAGCCTACATACAACCCAATTAAAACCTGGTTCTATAAAGACATAGATTCGACGGGAGTATTGCACGATTTTTTCAGTTCTCAAGGTTCATCATACACGAGATCGTGGAAAGAAAAATCATTCAGTTGGTAAGGGTTTAAATTTACAATTATCAAAGTGCCATCTACCCATTATGCCTCCTTTGCCAGAAACATCGCAATAGGGGCATTTTATAGGAGGTCTTTTAGAGCATGTGTCTTTATAGGTTTGGATTTTTCTTTCTTGAACTTCTGGATTGAGGCTTGGGTGAGTATATCCAGTATTTTGAAAATACGAATCATATTGGTGTGCTAACACTTCTGGATTTTTTGAGGGGTTAGCATATCCCGTTTTTTCAAAATAACTATCTGATCTCTTTTGAATAGTTTCTGGATTTTTTGAATTATGAGTATATCCAGTATTTTGAAAATACGAATCTTTGCATTTTTGAATAATATCTGGATTTTCAAAATTAGAGTAATATCCTGTTTTCTCAAAACATTTGGTTCTTTCTGAAAGTTTCCGTTCTTTAGATTTTGGTGTTCTCATATTTAGTTTATGAGATTCTGATTTTGGTTTTCTCATATTGGATACTGTTTTTTCGGTGAGTTTATATCCACCAACATTATTCCACTTTAGATCGCCATTATGACCATTGAGCCATTCTGGATGGTTTGCTGCATTTATTTTTGTAAGGAATTTTGTTTCCCAATATAGAGCAGAATCTTTATTGATAAATGTTTTTCGAACTTCAAAGGTGAATGAATCTTTGCTATATTCTTCTATAAGATTGGATATTATTTTTGATGAAGTGAAGTAGGTCGTCCAAAGTTGAGAAGGATGACAACCTTTTGCATATCGAACACCATAGTATCGTTGCCCTGTTGGGAGAAATGTGATACAATAAGTGAATGGTGTATATATAGTTGTGCTGGACATAATAGTCTCCTGATTATTGATAGAATGTTTAGAGTTAGTAGGAGTGCAATCCGTGACTAACACCTTTTTGCTTTACATATAACGTATTTATATAAATTAAAACTTGAGGAAATTTTACATGGTGAATGAATTATCAATTTATGAAGAATTAGGTGAAGAACGTAAACTCCTTCAAGAACAAGGATTATTACCTAACTGGTGTACTACTGCTGCATGGCAGATGCTTAAAGGTAGCTACTTGACTCCATCTCATCCAGACTTGAAATCCGTATATACAAGAGTGGCTAGTCATGCTGCTTCGTATACAAGTAATCCTGCTGAATGGGAAACTAAATTCTTCAATCTATTATGGAACGGTTGGTTAGCAGCTTCGACTCCTGTATTGTCTAATATGGGTACTGGATTTGGTTGTCCTGTTTCTTGTTCAGGAGGAGTAGTAGGAGATTCTATTTTCTCATTCTATAACTCACAAACAGAAGCTGCTATTCTTTCAAAGAATGGATTTGGTACTTCTAGTTACTTGGGAGGTATTAGACCTAGAGGTTCTAAAATCTCGGGCATTAAAGGTAGTGCTTCTGGAGTACTTCCTGTATTCAAAGATTACGTTCAAATGTCGAGAGACGTTAGCCAAGGTTCACAACGTAGAGGAGCATGGGCTGGCTATATTGAAATTGACCACCCAGATTTCTTTGAATTAGTTAACTATATTAACAAACAACCTGATGATGCTAATATTGGTTGGAATGTTACTGACGCGTTCATTGCTAGATTAGAAGCAGGAGATCCTGACGCAATTGAACGATATCAGAAAGCATTGAAACTTAAAATGATTACTGGTAAAGGATACTTTGAGTTCATCGATAAAGTAAATCGCCAAAATCCTCAAATGTACAAAGACTTGGGCCTTACAGTAAAGGCATCTAACTTGTGTTTATCGGGCGACACTAGAATCAATATCAAAGGTGATATGAGTGGTGAGATTGAAGTATCTATGGAAGGTTTGAATAATTACCTAGGTAAAAATGATGATGTTGAAAATTGGAAGGTTTGGTCGTATAATGTAGAAAGTGGTGTGGGTGAGTGGAAGAAAATTACCAAGTCCGCTCAGATGAGACGTAATGCAAAACTCATGAAAATTACAGATAAACGGACTGGCAAGTTTATAAAATGTACTCCATGTCATAAGGTATTCACTGAGAATAGAGGATACGTCGAAGCAAGCCAACTTCAAGAAAACGATATTCTGCTATTGAAATAGTTCTGTGTAGTGAAATCTCCTTTATTATAAATACTATATCATTAAAGGAGATTTTATGAATTATAAAAAATTATACGACGAATTTGTTTCACATTGCCAGAATACTGATCCTAGAAAAAGGATGTTAGAACGCAATCAACATGACTTTAGATTACAATACGATTCATTATATACAGAGGTTCATCATATAATTCCGAGATCGGTTGGTGGAACTGATATAGACACTAATTTAGTAGTATTATTGCCTGAAGAACATTTGTTTGCTCATAGATTGAGATATAAAGCCTATGGTGATAGGGGCGATTTTGTTGCAGTTAGATGTATTATAAACGGCATCAAAACTAACCCAAGGTACGGAAGCATTCCTACCATAATATCTAATAAGGTAAGATCATCTTATGCCTGGATGAAACAAAATAGTTCAGATTTTCGACACAATCATGGATGGCAAACTGAAGATGGTATAAGAAGGATTTCTGAATCAAGGAAAGACACATTTCCAGTTAAATGTGTAATTACTGGAGATATAATGGGATCTTTTGATAAAAATCATCCAAAAATATTATCAGGTGAATGGGTTCATCATTCTAAAGGAAATCATACATATTATAATAAGGTGACAGGTGAACGTATATATTGTTCAATAAATGATGAAAGGTTGACTGAAGATTGGAGTGGCGCTACTAGTAATACGGATGGCGAAAATAATAGCAGGTTTAGTGGTATAACAAACGAAGAGTTTTTACAAGAATTTATACTACTCAGCAACAAGTTGCAGAATATTCCATCACTGGCATTTTTCAGAAAGGTGTATATGTTGAAAACTGGTTTACAATTTCCAAAATCTTTGTCCAAGTATAGATTCAATTATGGAAAGGATCTATTTCCGATAGTAGAAGAACGAACTGGATACAAGCGTGAGATACATCAAAAGTGGTGTAAAGATTTAAACCCTATAGATTATATTTAAGAGGATAACATGATAGCAATTGAATATTTAGATTATGAAGAAGACGTTTATGACATATCGGTAGAAGATAATCATAATTTTTTTGCCAATGACATATTGGTACACAATTGTTCAGAAATACAATTGTTCTCTGATGACGACCATACCTTTAGTTGCGTATTATCATCAATGAATGCTTCTCTCTATGATGAGTGGAAAGATACTACTGCGGTATTTGATGCAACAGTATTTCTTGATTGTGTGAATCAAGACCTAATCAATATTGGTAGTAAAATTACTGGGATGGAAAAGGTAGTACGATTTGCTACTAAAAGCCGAGCTCTAGGATTAGGATTGTTAGGATTCCACACATATCTCCAAGAACACAATATTGCATTTGAATCATTCGAAGCTAATCTGAAGAATACAGAAATCTTCAAACATCTTCATGATGAATCGTTAAGAGCTTCTCAATGGATGGCTTCAGCATTTGGAGAACCAGAATGGTGTAAAGGATATGGTGTAAGAAATACTCACAGAATTGCTATTGCTCCTAACCTGAGTTCTGCTCTGATATGTGGTTCCGTTAGCCAAGGCATTGAACCAATATACAAAAACGCCTTCGTACAGAATACTGCAGCTGGAAAGATTGATCGAGTGAATCCTACCTTACTCAAACTAATGAAAGAGAAGGACGTTTATTCTGAAGAAGTAGTGAAGGACATTATCAATCATAAAGGTTCAGTACAGCACGTTGATTGGCTTACTGACGAAGAGAAGTTAGTGTTCAAGACTGCTTTTGAAATTGACCAAACTCAGATCATTAGATTGGCTTCAGTACGTCAGAAGTATATTGATCAAGCTCAAAGTATCAATCTGTTCTTTAGTTCTGAAGAGACTGAAGAGTATATTAGTTCAGTTCATAAGATGGCATTTTTGGACCCATACATTAAAAGTCTGTACTATATTCGATCAGAAAGTGGAGTGCAAACTAATAAATCCGAGTGCATTTCGTGCCATGGTTGATTTATGAAACGAATCATTCACATTAACCAACACGTGATTAAAGCTAATGCTAAATCAGGAGAACGTAATCCTGTTATCACGTGTAAGACATACAAGGAGAACTTGTATGGCCATGAAGTTGATTTTGTAAATGGGAAGGTGATATATAAGCCAGATGATCCATTATCCTGTGGTGCTAAGGTTTGGATCGAGACGGAAGATCCTGTTAAGGTTCGAACTGAAACTGGTTGGAAAACTTTATGAAGAAATTATTTTTATTATTACTGTTAAGCTCCTCGGTTTCGGCCGAGGTTTATAACTTCCCCATCACTAGAGTCATTGATGGGGATACTGTAGAATTCAAAGCAGAATTCTTACCCAAACCACTGAAACCTGTATTATCGCTTCGGGTATTAGGTGTTGATACTCCTGAGAAAGGATTCAGAGCTCATTGTACTATTGAAGCTAGTAAAGGTAATTCAGCTACAGAATTCACAAAACGATTGGTTGCTAGTTCTAAAGTTCATCAAGTCTCTATTAAAGAATGGGATAAATTTGGTGGACGAGTATTAGGTGACGTAATATTGGATGGCAAATTGCTATCTGAAGAATTAATTAAACAAGGCTATGCTCGACCTTACTTTGGAGAAAAGAAAGAGTCTTGGTGTAGTATAACAGGGAAGTAGAAAGATGATAAAACAAATGTTTGATTGTGATTCATGTGAAACACAAGGAATGGTAACTATAAGAACAGATGGCGTCGAGAAGAATGACGTTATCTATTGTCCGGTATGCGGTAGTCCTATCTTGCATGATGACGATGGCCTAGAGGACGAATGAGTTGGACCTATAATGGTAATCCAGTGACCGAGCTACCAGATTGTGAAGGATTTGTTTACCTAATCACTAATCTGGTAGATGGTCGCCAGTATATTGGAAAGAAGCTAGCAAAGTTTGCTAAAACTTCCATCAAGACAGTCACTCTAAAGTCTGGTGAGAAAAAGAAGAAACGTATCAAAACTAAAGTTGACTCCGATTGGAGAACTTATTGGTCATCTTCCTTAGAACTCCAGAACGACGTTAAAGCACTAGGAGAAGATAAATTCACTCGTGAAATTATTCACTTCTGCCAAACCAAAGGTGAATGCTCCTATCTTGAAATGAAAGAACAGATTATTAATGAAGTACTAATTCAACCAGACAAATGGTACAATGCCTTTGTTGGTGGAAAAATACACAGAAATCATGTACGGACATTATTCAAATGATAAATATTGATGGAATTAAGATATACGAATTCCTAACTAAGGAGCAGAGGATGGAGTTGCTCTATAAGGCAAAGATTCTGGATAAGGATGGAAACTACCACCCAGATTTCTTTAGTGAAGAGACCATTCGGAGAAGTAAGGAAGCTAACAGAATCAAGGAGTAGCCTATGGTTACCATAGAATTTACCTATGATTATGATTCGAAGTTTCTACCAATCTATAGAGAATTTTTTGAATCTGAATTTACTGGTAGAGACTGGTTTGATAGAATACACTATATACCAGACAGAGTTCTGGAATTTAGACTTAGAAAAAGATTACTAGAGCGATTGTTGGACGAAGCTCAAATGCCAATGATGGTGATCAAGTACAATGACGATCCAGTAGGATTATCATTCCCCCGAAATACATTCACAGAAGAAGAGAAATTCCACTTTGAAGTTGAGGATTTCCAATATTACAAAATTGGTTCAATTATAATTCTGAGACGATACAGAAATCAAGGGATTGCTTATGAATCATGCAGACTCTTCATGGACCAATATAATCCTATCACTTATCATGTAGATGCAAAGAATACTGCTTCTATCAGACTCGCAGAGAAGCTAGGATTATCGATATCACACCTAACTATGATAAACGATATCCAATACCTCGTATTCAAATAGCCAGCCTCGTGCTGGCTTTCTTATTATCAATATTTCATTGATAATTAATTTCTTCAAATGATATAATAAAAGTGTTGACCTTTTCCTATAATCAAGGATAATGGCCGTAAGTTAAATAAATTGAAGAGGAATTATAAAATGAACAAAGAACAACAAATCCAAGCAAGTTTAGATGCATTATTTGAAAATGCAAAAGAATCATCTCGAAATGCTAGTTGGAATGTTGATAAAACAGTGAACTATGCTTATGTCACTGGTTACTACGAATCTGCTTTCAGCAATATGTTGAAAGATATGAATCTGACTAAAGCTCAGATGGATATTTTAATAAAAAGATGTGAAATTATTTAAATAAAGTGTTGACCTTTCCATCAATTGATGGATAATAGCCGTAAGTTAACCAATCGGGTTAACAAATTTAAACTTGATATAGGAATTATAAAATGAGAAAAGGTACTACTAAATTTGTTTCGGCTACTCCAGCTTTCCAACAAACTTCTAACAAACAACTAGAACAAGCATTCAAAGTGATTGCTTTTGCTAGAATGAAAAATGCTAACATCACTTCAGTAGAAGAAATTGAAGTTGAAGCAAATCGCGTTGAAAGATGTGTAGAGTTCAACTATGCATACAACAGCCACGACTTATCGTTCTCTGATTTTGCTACACAATTCCTGAAAGATAACTTCAAAGAAATGGTGTTTGGTACTAAATTCAATGGCGATTACTTAGAAGACATCCAAGATCCTATTGCTGAACGTGAATACTTCTCTCCTGAATTCGTATTGGTGGCTTAAATGATAAATGCAAAGAAAGAACTTGTTGATGCTCTTGATGATATTACTAAAAAATATTCAGTATCTGTAAAGTGTGCTTGGGTATCATACAAAAGATTTTCAGAGGTGTCTAGTGCTCACGCTTACTTACCAGTAGGTTTTGAACAATATGAGTTAGAGTCCTTTATGAAAGATTTAGATTTTAACTATGATGATGGGTATGGTAGTCAAGAGCTGCATGGTGAAGTGTATTTTGATGATGGATCCTGGATGGAACGAGCAGAGTATGATGGTTCTGAGTGGTGGGAATACAAAAGAACTCCAGAGATTCCAAGTTTCCTTACAGTAGAACAAGATTGGATTTCTAATACATAATTGTTGACCTTTCCACAAGGACGTGGGACAATAGCCGTAACTTAATAAAACTTGAAGAGGAATTACAAAATGAGCATCTATCCTATCATTAATGAACTTAAATCTACATCATCAAGATTAGACAAAGAGTCTATCTTGAAAAGTCATGTAGATAACAGTTTACTCAAATCTGTTCTCGTGAGAACCTTTGCTTCTCATATCAATTACTACCAACGTAAGATTCCTGCTTATTCTACCAATGGAAACAACATTGAGTTGGTTGAAGCATTGGAACGTATGAATGATCTTGCTGATCGTAAAGTGACTGGTAATAAAGCAATCGAAGTCTTATCTAATATCCTTTCTGACGTTTCTGTTGATGATGCTAAAGTAATCGAGTTGATTATTAAGAAGGACCTTGATTGTGGTATTGGTGTTCCTACTATTAACAAAGTGTGGAAGGATTTGATTCCTACCTTTGACGTTATGTTGTGTTCTCCAATGAACGACAAAGTACTTGCTAAAATCAAGTATCCTGCTATGGCTCAACTCAAGATGGATGGGTTGAGATGTAATGTTGTAGTTTACAATGGTGCAGTTACTTTTTATTCTCGTAATGGTAAGACATTTGATTTGTTAGGAAATCTTGAGCAAGAATTCCTAGATGCTGCTCGTGGTATGAATGTAGTATTTGATGGAGAATTGTTGGTTACTAAATGGGGTGTGTTGATTCCTCGTGCAATCGGTAACGGTATTCTGAATAAAGCTAACAAAGGTACGATTACTCCTGAAGAAGCTGAATTGATTACTATGACTGTATGGGATATTATTTCCTACGATAATTGGGTGAAGGGTAAAGAAGAAATGATTTACGTTCACAGATATAATCGTCTCATTAGTCTGAATCTTCGTGGTAAAATTAATCTAGTTCCAAGTGTAGAGGTCAAATCATTAGATGAAGCAAAAACTGTATATGAGAATTACTACTCTAAAGGATATGAAGGTATCATTCTTAAAAATACTGATACTATTTGGGAACCTAAAAGATCACAGACTCAAGTTAAATTCAAAGGTGAAGAAACTACTTCTCTCCGAGTAGTAGGAATTCAGCAAGGTAATGAAGGTACTAAGTATGAAGGTCAGATTGGTGCTCTTATTTGTGAATCTGAAGATGGCCTTTTGAAAGTCAATGTTGGTTCTGGTCTGAATGATGATGATAGACTCAATGGAGATTTCCTCGGTAAAATTATTGAAGTAAAATACAATGCTAAAATTAGTTCGAAAGGTACTGATACTTGGTCACTATTCCTTCCTAGATACTTAGAAGTAAGAATTGACCGTGATACTGCTGATACATTAGACCACATTAAATAGGAAAATATTATGAATATCGAAACACACTCAACAAAGAAGCGAATCATTATTACTGAAGGTGTTGATAGTATTATTGTTAAGTTTAAACATATTCCCATCTTTCTAATGATGCTCCAGAAACATTATGGAGAGTTTTCTGAAGGTGATGTATTTGGAAAGTTTGAAGTTGTGAAAAGATCTGGAGGAGTCGATACTATTGTTAGAAAAATAGGTAAGTCTGGTTCTAAGTATGCAATAGGTAATTACGTCGATGGCGATAGATTATATGGGTTAGAATTTGATCCTTATCTTGAAGTGACTGAGGAGTCGGTAAAACAATTGATTCTGTTGTTGGCTGATCATTATATTAAGGTTATGAATGAAGAAAATTGATATACTGTTAAGAATGTTGGGTAATAGATTTTGTAGGATTCCTAAACGTATTGCTAATGCTAATAGATTACACAAGATGCTAACAGGAAGAAACAAAAAGATGTACTTTCATGGGAGAAGTAACAAGTGGACACGATGGAAGAAATAGTCGAATATCGGCATAACTGGGTTAAGGCAGAATTAGCTGACCCAAAGTACAGACACAAAGTAATCAAGCTGAAAACTGATTATAAACGTGAACAGAAATCTTTGACTAAATTGAAATATGAACTGGATACTGATAATGACTAGAGAAGACTTACTGAACCAACTTAAAGTGTCTGACGTTACAATCGTATTCACTAAGAAGGACGGTACTGAACGAACATTGATAGGAACTTTGGATCCTTCTAAATTTCCTGCAAGAGAATCTACTGAACCTAAAGAGGGTAAACGAGAAGTTTCGACTGATGCTATTGCTGTAGTCGATACTGAGATTCAACAATGGCGTTCATTCAATTTTGCCAATGTAATTTCTATTAATGGAGAACCACAATGATCTTATTATACATGGTAACTGGTGCAACTATTGCTACTGGAATTTGGTTAACATTCTATACATTTAAAGGATAACAAAATGGTCTGGTTTACTAACGAAAAAAAGATACAAGAGTTGGGAAATAATCTTGCTAATCTGCATGTTAAGTACGACAATCTAAAACGTAAGAATAATGAGTTAGAAGATAAAATATCAAATTTAGATATGCAACTCAAAAGACTCGAAATAGATAATCGTAATCTTAAAATTGCTTTTAGTGAGAATTTTAAAAAATCGATAACTACGTTTCCAGTTACTGAAAGTCTAGTCGACCATTCTATCGTAGTTACTAATGCTAATATAGTTTCAACTGTCGTAACCAACCCATACAGTACTAATGATATTATTAGCAGCTCATCATCTGCAAGTTCTTGTGATTGTGCTTGTAGTTCTGATTCATCTTCATCTAGTGATTGTGGATCATGCGATTAAAATAATTGTTGACATTCCCACATGGACGTGGGACAATGGTACATCATTTTTAATCAACGAGGATTTATATTATGGCTACAGCATCAGAAACTAACAGAGCTACTAAACGTAGAGAAACAGTTGCTAAACTTAATGCTAAGGTGAAAGGAGTAGGTGAACCCACTATCAGTTTTCTAACATACAAACTTGATCTTATTCAAGCTCTCAACTGGTACAACATTTACGCTACCAATACCGAAAAGAAGATTTGGGCTTTGGCTTACATCACAGATCACAAGCAGAAAGTACTATTAAATAAAGTTGATGAATCCTCATTCCGTCAAGTCGGTACTCTTGCTAGACTCATTAGTAATGATCAGTATTTGGATTCTAACGAACTTGCTTTCATGAACAATAAATTCAAAGAGCTTTTGAATTCTGTTGTATCTACTAAAACCAAGTCTGCTCCTAAGAAGGCTTCTAATCAAGACAAGTATAAAGATGAGCTATCAACCTTCATTGCTGATATTGATGAGGAGATTGATATATTCATTAAGCAAGGATATCCTAAAAACTTTTCATTCAAAACTTCTGCTAAGTCTATTACTGGGCAAGCAGCTAAATTAGTTCCTAGTGTGTATAAAGCACAGATTGATGAATTACAAGAGACTATCAACGGTACTTGTGAACAATTGAATGAAGGATATGGTCATTTGAAATCTACTCAGATCAAATCATATTTGAAGTTATTGAAAGATTTGGTTATGTCGTGTTCTCAACAAGTGGTTAGTGTTAAGAAGCCTACTGTTACTAAGAAACCAAAGTCTCCTGCTGTAGCTGTAAAATTACTGAAGTTTCTTGCCAAGTTTGATGAGCTAAAGTTGGTATCAGAAAAACCAGTCAAGATTGTTGATTGTCAGGAAGTATGGTTGTATGATACTGTTAAAAGAAAGTTACAAATGTATAAGGCTGTAAAAGGATCCAAAATTTCAGTCAGTCGTTCCTCTATAGTAGGATTTGATATTGAGGCATCTTGCTCCAAAGCAATTAGAAAACCAGAACTGTTGGTAGAGTATGCTAAACTTGGTAAGAGAGAACTTGGGAAGTTGTTCCAAGATATGAAATCCAAAGCTCATTCTGTTACTGGTCGTACTAATGAGAATGTTATTATTTTAAAAGTATTTGCATAAGGAATCTAAATTGATCATCATCGACTATTCACAAATATCATTAGCTTCAGTATTCATGATGGAAAAGGAGTTTTCATCTGATCTGGAACAGAATCGTAACATTATTAAGCATACTGTCATCTCTAGTATCTTGGCCAACAAAAAGAAGTTTGAGGGAGAATATGGTTCTGATATTGTACTTGCTTGTGATGGTACCAATTATTGGAGAAAGGCTGAGTTTGCTTATTATAAATCTGGTAGAAAGAAGAAACGGGATGCATCTAACCTGGACTGGAAGTTTGTGTTTGATGTATTAAACGAGACTAGGGATGAATTGAAAGCTCATTTCCCATATAAAGTAATCGTACTTGATAGAACAGAAGCTGATGATGTTATTGCTTGCTTATGTAAATGGACTCAGGACAATTATCTTACTGAAGGAGGACTCGAACCAATTCCTAAGAAGACTCTGATCATTAGTTCAGATAAAGATTTCAAGCAACTACATAGATACGCAAACATTAGACAGTACAGTCCTCTATTCAAAAAGTATGTAGAGAAACCTAAGAGCGTTCCTGAATTCATTAATGAGCATATTGCTTGTGGTGATTCTGGAGATGGTATTCCAAACATACTTAGTATAGATAATAGTCTTGCTGATAGTATTAGACAGAAAGCAATGAAGAAGGATAGACTAGAACAATTTATCAAGTTAGGAATTGAGGCTTGTAATACTGATGAAGAAAAACGTAATTGGCAACGGAATGAGTTGCTAATCTCATTCGATAAGATACCTCAAGAAATCAATGATAATATTATTACTGCTTTTGGCGATAAGCCATTAGGAAATAAGAATTCAATCTTTGGTTACTTGGTGAAGAATAAGATGAGATTGCTTTTGAATGAAATAGATAATTTTTAGGAAGGAATATGGAATTGAATAAACGTGAGACTGTAGTAGAAATGCTTCAACGCTTTAATGATGGAGATACACTTCAGTTATTGAAAGATAACTCGTCTAACGAGATTTTGAAGTTGTTGTTTGGGTATGGGTTCATTCCTAAAGGTAAGTGGTTATTACCTGAAGGAACTCCTCCTTATAGAGAAGATGCTGCTCCTGTAGGAATGGTCAAAGCAAACTTATGGATGGAGATTAAGAAATTTGATAGATTTCTGAGAGCCGATATAAACAAACTTAGAAGAGAGCAATTGTTCATTCAATTATTAGAAGAAGTACATCCTGCTGAAGCAAAATTAGTGATAGCAGTAAAAGACCAAAGTATTCCAAGTATATTTCCCAATATCACCTTGGACAAAGTTGTCGATGCTGGATTCTTTATTTGGCCACACGGAATTGATGAAACTGAGTATAGAAATTCTGTGAAGAATAAGGAGGTCATGCCAGCACCAATCCCAAAGTCAGAATTGACCCAACCAGTCTCTGGGAAAACAAGAGGCAGACCAAAAAAGCTAGTCGCTTAGAATCGATTCATGTTTGGTTAGTAAAGATTTCAACTTATCTTGTGTGGTAAGTTGAAATTTTAGAGAATTGTGATATAATATTATTTTTGGGAGAATATAATGAGTGCAAACTGGTGTTTGGATATTGAAGATATGCATGATAAGTTTGATGTGAATACTACAATGAATGAACTTACTCCTAATCAACTAGCATTCTTCTTGAGATTCAAATCACGAAATATCGAACGAGAGTTTGAAAAGTTCTCTGATGCTAAGAATGCTGAAGCAGTAGTAAGTTCGTTGATTAATCTTTGTTTCGAATGTGTTTCTTCATTGGATGCTCTTGGAGTTGATACGTATGAGGCTTGGGATAGAGTGATCGCGTCTAATATGGCCAAAGAACGTCAACTAGAACCAGAATCTACTAATCCACTCGATCTTCCCAATTTAATCAAACCAGAAGGGTGGATTGCTCCTACTCATGAAGACAATGTAGGTTTGCTTAGTAAAGTAGTATTCATTAATACTGTGGATTATACTTCATAATGTACTCACTAACTGCTTTTAGTTCGATTTATGATAACAAGACTCATAAGCAGTTACAGCACGACACGTGGGATTCTTTTGAGAAGATGTTGTATAGTATGGCTAGAATTCCTGGGTATAAGTTAAAGAAAGGAGAATTCCGAGCACCTAAGGGTGTAAAGGCTTCTCCTTTAATTACTCCAGCAACATACAAACCAGATACAACAAGATCGAATGATGCTGTAATTGAATGGTCAGGTTGGGCTGCTCTTGATATCGATAACCACCAATTTGAAGGCAATCTTGAACAAGAATTGAAAAATAAATTTGGTGAGTATTACTACGTCTGCTATTCTACTTCTAGTTCAAAACCAGAATATCCAAAATTCAGATTAGTATTTCCATTAACTCATTCTGTCAGCAAAGATAAAATCAAACACTTCTGGTTCTCTTTGAATAAAGAATTTGATGATCTTGGTGATGGACAGACTAAAGACTTATCCAGAATGTATTACGTTCCTGCAACGTATCCTGATGCTCATAACTTTATATTCACCAATGTTGGTTCATTCATTAATCCTACTGAGTTAATGATTAAGCATCAATTTGAACAGCCTAGAGGACCTTTGACTCTATTGGAACAAATGCCTCCCGATATACAGAAGATGATTGTTGCTCAGAGACAGGATATGCTTTTAGAAGCGGCCGATAAGAACTATACTTGGACCTCATATGAAGATTGTCCATTTGTTAATAAGAAACTCATATCAGAATACGTTTCTATTGCTCGTACTGATGGTACAGGAAGATATCGGATGATTTATAAGATTATGGCTAGTATTGCTTGTAATGCAATCAAAAGAAAGTATCCACTCACTGCTCATCAATTAGAAGAGCTTATTAGACAACTAGACAGAAACACATCAAATTGCTATGCAAAAAGACCACTACACAGAGAAGCATCAGGAGCCATCGAGTATGCTTATAAAACAACCTAGTTGGAATGAAAGATTTATGGAGATGGCTGAGTTAGTATCTACTTGGTCGAAAGACCCATCAAGGAAGATTGGTGCAGTAGCAGTAGGATCCAAACGACAAATCCTATCTACAGGCTATAATGGATTTCCAAGAGGTATAGATGACACTGAAGAAAGATTGAACAACCGTGAATCGAAATATCAGTATGTGGTTCATGCAGAACAGAACATGATTTATAATGCTACGTATAATGGTATATCGTTGGATGGTGCTTCATTGTACGTATATGGATTACCAATCTGTCACGAGTGTGCTAAAGGCATTATACAGGTAGGAATCAAAGAAGTGTTTATATGCAGAAAATCGTTATTGGATAGACCAAACTGGTACGATTCGTATTTGAAATCTAAAGAAATGTTTGATGAAGCTGGAATTGTGGTAAAATTAGTGTGAACGTCCTTGTCCAAGCATATCCCTATGCTATCCCTCAAAAGTATTTATGTCGAAATTTATTTTCATTTGCCTGTTGACCTTTTCTTATAATCAAGGATAATAGCCGTAAGTTAACCAATCGGGTTAACAAATTTAAACTTGAAGAGGAATTATAAAATGGCTTATTTCAACGATGCAGTAAAAGAAGGTGGATTATTCAGTAATGGTTTTGCTAATTTCGAATACAGAGTTAGTGAAGGTAAAGCTGAAGGTCAAGGAACTTGGGGTATTGATAATGGATTCAAATTTGAGATTGCAATCTGTGATGGTTCTGTTAGATTTGCTAACATCAAGAAAACTGTAGCTTACATTTGCACTGGTATTGATGATATGGGTAAGCCAGTTGTTGAAAAGTGGAAAATAAAAAAACACTTTTGGACCAATATCAAGTTTTAAAAGTTGACTTCTGGCTATTATCGTTGATAATAGCCTTATATTATTATTTTGACGAGGAATTATATCATGCTATCAAAAATCACCAAAGCAAATCCTGCTTTCAAAACCAACATCCTATTTGCTGTTTATGGATTGATCATCGGTGCTGTTCTTACTAGTGGAATCATTTATCAAACCACTAAGAATTCATATTTCAAAGTATTCAACACCAAGATTGGCCTGATGGTTATCGTCAATGGCGGAGTCTATACACTTGAAGAAATCCGTAAATGTTCTAACGATTGCTAGGAGAACTGAGATGAAAGACAAAATTAAAGAACTTGCTTACCAGGTTAAACTGCTTGATGATGACGGATGGAATACTTCTAACTTGACTCGGGACGTCGAAAAGTTTGCTGAATTGATTATTCAAGAATGTATGAGGGTTATCGAGGAAGAACAAGAAAAATTATCTTGTGACAATGTATACCATACTGGAATTAAACATGGTGTATGGCAAGCAAGAGATGTTATATCTGAACACTTTGGAGAAAAATAATGACTACTGTAGCTGAATTGATGACGTATCTACAAACTCTTCCTCAGGATGCACAAGTTAAAGTTTTATCATATGATACTGGAAGATGGGAACCGTTGTTCATCGCGGGAGAATTAGATCCTTATTACAGTGATACTTGTTGGTTCGATGTTGATGGCAATGAACTTAAACTTGGAGAATACTAATGGCTAATGTATATGTTGTAACTGCTTATCGATTTGGTGACCGTGAAAGACATTCTTACGTGGTTGGAGTTTTTACTAATGCAGAATTAGCAATTGAAGTTGCTGAACAAGTACCGGATGAACGTGCAGGAAAATATTACGCTGAAGTACTCAAGTTCAAGATAGATAAGCTCGATAATGATGAGTTCGAAGCTGTATGGCCATTATCACGGTATGATGAAATTAAAAAACTTTATGGAGAAGGGGTGTGAGAAGATTCAAACTAAACACTGGTATCCATCTAATGGAAGAATCCATTGATGATGGTTATTGGGTACGGTACGTAGATTTAGAACCTATTGTTAAAGCAATAGCATCAGGCAATACAGATGAGTATGGTGATTTGATTATCCCAGTAGAACAAGTAAAAACACTTTTAGATTTTGCACAGGTTAAACGATGAAACAATATTATGATCTTCTTCAGAAAATATTAGATACAGGTAATTCTGCTAATGACAGGACAGGAGTAGGTACCTCGTCATTATTTGGAGAGCAAATCAAATTTAATCTTCAACATGGATTTCCATTGCTTACTGGCAAGTTTACTTCATTCAAAGCAATCTCAAATGAGCTTCTTTGGTTCTTGAATGGGTATACAAACAATGAAGAGCTTCGGAAATTGAATGGTAATGATAAGCCTACTATATGGGAAGAGTGGGCTACTGAAGATGGTTCTCTTGGGCCGATTTATGGTAAGCAATTTAGGAATTGGGGTGGTGTGCCAATTCCTAATATGCCTGAGGAGTCGATGGACGGAATTGATCAAATCGATAATCTGATTAAGGGATTGAAAGAAAGACCGTTTAGCAGACGTCACATTATTTCAGCTTGGAATGTGGCCGATCTTCCTGATGAGTCTTTGTCTCCTCAAGAGAATGTTCAGCAAGGAAAAATGGCTCTTGCTCCTTGTCATGCTTTTGTACAATTTGGGGTAAGAGAAATTCCATTTAGTGAACGTGCTATTCTTTATGTACAGAAACATCTTGGAGTTCATTATGGGTTAGGTTACGACCGAGATTATGAACATCTTATGGATAATGTAGGAGTTCCTAAATATGCATTATCGTGTCATTTGTACCAAAGATCGTGTGATATATTCTTGGGCGCTCCGTTCAACATCGCATCCTATGCTTTACTGACAGAAATCATTGGCAATATTACTAATATGCTTCCTGATCAATTAGTAATCTCGTTTGGTGATGTTCATTTGTATAATAATCACGTTGCTCAAGCTAAAGAATTATTATCGAGAAATCTGACTGAGTATGGAATTCCCTCCTTAGTGTTCAAAGATAATTATAATTCCATCGATGAGATTTATGAGTACAGTTATGAGTTGATGGGATATCGTTCTCATGGTACAATAAAGGCTGAGGTTGCTGTATGAAGCCATTTGATAATCTATACCTGATTGCTGCTGTAGCAAAATTTGGTGTTATTGGGGATTCTTGTACTACTGGTATGTTGTGGCATTGCCGAGAAGAACTTAAACACTTCAGAGACACTACAATGGGTTCTGTTATTGTGATGGGTAGGATTACTGCCGAAACTACTGGTAAATTGCCTGGTCGTGATTGTATTGTATTAAGTAGAGATCCAAGTTACGAATTGGCAGGATTCACTACAATGACTATTGATAATTTCTTGACTTATACTCAACGCAATCCAACATTAAGTTTTATGATTTGTGGTGGTGGAGAAGTATATTTTGCTCTTGTAGATTACTGTAGGATTGCTATTGTATCAAGAATGAAGTTGGAAGTCAAAGGTGATATTACGTTCAACGTTCCAATGGAATTCGAAAAGTACAATGTCAGAGAATTTGATCAGTTTACTGTTAACTACTATTCACGTTGAGGAATTATGAAGAAACTATTCTGTATTTTAGCCTTGTTTGTATCTACTGGATGTGTAGTGCATCCAACTTCTTATCACGGATATAATCCTAATCCTGTTGTGGTGTATCCTAGCCATCATAATTATTGGCATGGATATAATCATCACCATCATCACATGAGACATTGGTAATGTATTGGTTACACGATTATGCAGCAAAGGCTGGATTCAATGTGTCTGATGATGGAGTTATATCGTCAGACAACGACTTAAAAATCCCACTGGAAAATTTTGCCGATATGATTGCTCATGAAACACTCAAACAATATATTGCCGGAGTATGTGGTGTCATGAGAAATGGCCAGACCCTTCATTGAGGTTGTAATGTATTTTGAAAAGACTGACGATTATCTTATAATTAATGAGAAATTAAAAACTCCTACCCAAAGTGCTAGATCATTAAGTAGTGCTATAGCTATAGTAAACTCATTAAATGAACGATGCTATAAACTAGGCACTTCTGCTAGATACAAAGTTATAACAAAACCTGATTGGGAATATGTAGATTGGGATCGAGCTAATATATTAATTGAAATTTGAGGAGAACTTATATGCCTGTAGAATTTAGAAAAATGGTTACTATCAATCCAGTAGTTGAAGTCAAATCTATTCCTGGTGCTGATTTGATTTGTGCATACCGAGTTAAAGGTTGGTGGGTTGTTGACCAAGTAGGAAAATATAATGTGGGCGATTTAGTACTATATGCCGAAATCGATTCTTGGATTCCACATGTGATTGCTCCATTCTTATCTAAAGGTAAAGAGCCTAGAGAATATAATGGCGTTAAGGGTGAACGATTAAGAACTGTCAAGTTGAAAGGTCAAGTTTCTCAGGGATTGATATTACCGATGAATCTCTTGGATTCTACTGAATATGATAGTTATTTGCCAGACTTAGCAGAAACTATAGATGTATCTGATTTTTTGAATGTTCAGAAATGGGAAGCTCCTATTCCCGCAAATCTTCGTGGTCAAATGAAAGGTAATTTTCCTGCATTTATCCGTAAGACTGACCAAGAAAGATGCCAGAACCTAGTACACGACATTGCTCAAGCGTATCAAGATCAAGTGCATTTTGAAGTATCTTTGAAGTTGGATGGTTCATCTTGTACCGTTTATCATAATGCTGGTTTGGTAGGTGTCTGTTCAAGAAACTTAGATTTGGAACTTGAGCAAGAAGGCAATTCGTTTGTTGAGATTGCCAAGTCGACTGGATTACTGAAAGCATTGATTGAACTGAATGAGAATATTGCTGTACAAGGCGAATTGATGGGTCCAGGTATTCAAGGTAATAAAGAAGGATTTGATTCTCATAAGTTTTTTATCTTCGATATCTTTGACATAGACAACCAATGCTATTTTGTTTGGGCAGATAGAATGGAAGCCATTCAAAAATTACGAAATTTGGGTTATACTGGTGATACTGCTCCAGCACTTGGATTAGGACCATTAGAAAGTGGTAACATCGAAGACCTATTGGAGATGGCTGATGGTCCATCGATTAATGCTAAGGTTAGAGAAGGTTTGGTGTTCAAACGGACTGATGGTCAGTTCTCATTCAAGGCAATCTCGCAGAAGTTCCTACTGAACGAAAAGTAACTTGATGACATATTGATAAAGCCAGTCTTTGTACTGGCTTTTTTATTGTCTGGAGGAAATTTATTTTCATTTGCCTGTTGACCTTTTCATATAATCAAGGATAATAGCCGTAAGATAGAAATTTTGAAGAGGAACTGGATAATGTTAGAATTAGAAATATTTGTTAAGTTGGTATCATACACCATCGCATATGCATCACCATTCGTAGCAATGGTTGTTTTTGGCATGGCATCTTTTTAAGAATATAAATGTTGACCTTTTGGTCAAATGATTGATAATAGCCGTAAGTTAATAAAAATTTGAAGAGGAATTATAAAATGAAAGAGTTTCAAGAAGAAGTAGTCAATATGTATTTTGCTGGTATGTCTGTTAGAGACATTGCTCTTGATGCAGGAATCACTACTGAAGAAGTGAAAGACATTATCGCATTTATGTTGTCGTTGGAGAACTAAGATGAGCATATACACAGAATATGGTTTTGAAAGTCGCGATCAGTACTTGGAATCGTTATCTGAAGACTTTGGAGTTGACATAGATATCATTGAAGAACTCTCTGATATCCTTGGTCACGAAGAAGACTTTGATGGATTGGTATCAGAATTAGAAGATTTTAGTCACTACAATTAGGAATCACATGAAAGGTCAAATCAGATTCATACTAGCACTGTTTATTATATTCAGTGCAGTAAACTTAGAAGGCATTGTTGATATGCCAACAGAACTTGCTATAGCATTTGTTGGCATTGCTATTGGTGTTTGGGGTGTAATTTCTGCATTGGAGAGAAAATAATGAGTGGCTTGCGTCTTATCAGATTCATCGATGGTCTATTAGTACTTACTATACTACCATTTTTCTATTACATTGCTACTTCAGGATTCTTTGTTGTTGCAGCATTCTTCATCATTCTAATAATCGAGATGATGGTCGATTATACTCGTGTTAGAAAGTACTTTGTCAATATGATGTTAAGAGCAAAATGTGATGTCTGATATAATTAACAAACTTAGAGAAGAACAATCAAGATTGTATTGTAATTTACAAGTCAAATACGATCAATTGTTCCGACTTGAAGATGAAGTAAAACGATTGAAGTATGAAATATTTAGAATGGAAATAGATAAGTGTTTAGTTGAACATGAATTAGGAAAGGAACTCAAGAATGAAAATAAATCCAACGGTAATTAACTACATTATCAACAGTAATATCAAGTACAGACAAGACCTAGAATCAATGGTGGATACTATGCAATTCAATCAAGTGCTTACTCAAATCAAAGAAGCTAATGCAACTGCTCATTTGATTGATGTTCAAAATAAACAACATAATGATGGATTATCTAAAGATCCTACTTGGATTAATGGTGTTCATTGTCACAATTCAATCAGCAAACACAACTATACTAAACTATGAAAATTGAGATTGGAAAAACTTACGTCACTGACAATGGTATTAAAGTTGCTATTGTGGCAACAGATTATACCATTAGTTCTGGTTATAACTTTATTGGCACCACTTTCGATTGTGCAGAAAGAACTTATGCTAATTACAATGAGCAAGGTATTGTCAGTTACGCATGGGATGATGGTAAGATGAATTTAGTAAAAGAACTTACCAGACCATTTGGATTTCCTGAAACTGAAAAACCTTATCATGGAACTCCATACTACTTTCCAAATATGGGACCTAATGGATATACTGGTTATACTTGGTCCGAAGATGCATTTGACAATTGGTTATTGAAAAATGGACTGCTGTATTTGGATAAAGAAGATGCTATTCAGGCATCTGAAATCATAGTTAATTTATTCAAGGATTACAATGAAAACCGTATCAATAAAAGAGATAATGGAGAGACTTGGTTGCTCAAAAATTCAGGTTGAGATGGCAGAATATTCTGGTTATATTCCACCTTCCAAGGATGGAGTTTGGGATGCTGATAAACTTGAAGAGTACTTGGTAAGATGGGATGCTAAACTCAAGAAGAAAGCGGAATCAATGTTATGACAAAGCATTGCAAAGGATGTAAATTCCATCATGTTGCAGGACACCCTAAAGATTCTAGATTGATAAAGTATAATGATTGGTGTTGTGCTTTTGGTAAGACAGCACCAAAATGTATTGGTCATTGTAAACAACAAAATGCTAAGGAACTGAAATGAGCGATTTGATCCAACTAGTAAGTAAGAAGGAAAAAGAAAAACCATCTGATGCTGAATTCCAAAAGCAACTTGATGATGAGTATTACGAACAAATGAACGAGATTAGAGACGAAATAGATTTGGCTCTTACTCTTGCTTACACCAAAGAAGGATTGCTTTTGACTGTATCGAATGGTGTCGATGCTAAAACTGCTCTTTGGATGATCGAGGAGTTTCGAATGAATTTGTTAACTGGTTCATTCAATGATTATAAATAATAAGGAATAAAATGCAGGTATTAGGCAAAAACGTATTAGTGTTAAAACAGAAACCAGAATACACTGGATTGATTCAAGGTGTAGAGTCTGATGATAATATTAGAGCAAAAGCAATGAATCTTGGTGATGATGTTACCCTAGTAGAATTAGGCAATATTCTTATCCTCAATTGGAAGAAAGCTAAATGGATATCTGGTGAGTTGTATGTTGTTCATGAAGATGAAATAGCCGCAATTATTGAATAGGATTAGATTATGTGTGAAGTAGTAATGACAGCAATAAAAGTTAAAATCATTAAAGCCAACATGAGAACCTATTGGTATGCTGGTAAGATTGATGAGGAATTTTGGGTACTTAAAGATGATGACAATTCAGGTTTTAAATTAGTCGAACACACTGCGGGTCGGTGGATTGACTTTGATGACTGTGAAGTTATCCGTGCTGGTAATCTTCGAGTCATTACTACAATAGAGGAATTATAGTGAAAATAGACGTCATGAGTGATGTCCATCTTGAATTTGGTTTCTATGAACCAGTGAACGAGAATGGTGCTGATGTTCTCGTTCTTGCCGGTGATATTTGTGTACTTGAGCAATTAGGAAAAGAGTCTTATACTAGTATAAAAGAGTTCTTTGAGATGGCATCTCAAAACTATGATGATGTTGTCTATGTTATGGGTAATCATGAACACTATCATGGAGATATTCTGGATGCGACCACAATTTTTAAAGAAAAGTTCCATATCCTCAAGAATATTCATCTCCTGGATAATAGTAGTATTGCTATCGGCGATACTGCTTTTATTGGGGGCACACTTTGGACGAACTTTAATCATGATTCTTATGCAATGAAAACTATTGCTAGGATGATGAACGACTATATATGCATTGACTATGATGGTAAATTGTTTACTGCAGGTAAATCGGTAGAATTGCATTACAATACTATGGAATACTTCAACAAAACAGTACCAGCATTCCATAAAGTCGTTATGGTCACTCATCATTCTCCTAGTTTTAAAAATCTTAGCGAAAGATTTTCTCAAGGACAATCGTGTTCATTTAATGATAATAATATAAGAAATATGGCATACCATTCTGATCTTGATTATTTCATATTAGGACATCCACAAATCAAAGCATGGATTTCTGGCCACACTCATGACCCGTTTGATCATTATCTTGGTGATACGAGACTAGTATGTAATCCTAGAGGATATCTTGGGTACGAGGATACTGCTATCAATTACAAACCTAAAACAATTGAGGTATAAATGAAAGTGTATCTAGGGAAACCTAAAAATTGGTGGTTTGGTCCTTATCAACTAGCAGACCTTTTACAGCACGTTGGTTGGACCGAAGACGAATGTTGGGAGCTAGGAGAAAAATTAGCAAATACTTGGGTAAATGATTTCCTCAATTGGGCATATGAAAATAATCCATTAAGAAAACCAACTGAAGTAATTCACATAGATGATTGGGATACCTGGAGTATGGATCATACTCTGGCCCCTATCATTCTCAAGATGCTAAAGAAATTCAAAGTGAACCTTCATGGTGCTCCTAATGTTGATGATTCAGACGTACCTGATAGTATCAAATCTATGAATGCTCCTAGAGTCAAAGAACCTTATGATACTGATGAGTTCTACTTTAAACGGTGGGATTATGTCATCGATGAGATGATATGGGCATTTGAACACATTGTAAATGATGATTGGGAGCATATGGTACTAATACAGTTCAACGACTCAGAAGCATACGAGTTCATGCAAGAACGAGTAAACAATGGACTAAGACTTTTTGGAAAATATTTTAGAAATTTATGGAATTAGGAGACAACATGATAACAGTAGACAAGTTCAAACAAATCTTCCCAGCTTGTAAAAACCCAAATGATACAACCAAAGCACTTAATATCATTCTTCCCAAATATCAGATTACCACCAAAGAACGTCTAGCAGCATTTCTTGCTCAGACTGGTCATGAATCTGGTAGCTTCAATACCCTCAAAGAAAACCTCAATTATAGTGCAGAAGGACTCTGTAAAGTATGGCCAAAACGATTCCCTACTTTAACAGAAGCTAAAGCCTATCATCGTAATCCTGAAAAGATTGCTAATAAAGTGTATGCAGATAGAATGGGTAATGGTACTGAGGATTCTGGAGAAGGATTCTTGTATTGTGGTAGAGGAGCAATTCAGTTAACGGGTAAAGAAAACTACACAAAGTTTGCTTCGAGTATTGATATGGCCATTGATGAAGCCGTAGCCTACTGTGAAACTATTAATGGAGCAATTGAGTCTGCTTGCTACTTCTGGAATACTCATAATTTGAATACAGTTGCTGATAAAGGTGATTTCGTCACATTGACTAAGAAGATTAATGGTGGCACTACAGGACTTCCCGAACGCCAAGAAATCTGGCATAAAGCATTGAAAGTACTTTAATAATAAATATGTTTATTTCAAGGAATAACAATGTTGTCATTTAAAGAATACTCATTAATGGAAGATGGATCTGCTGACGTTGCCAAGATTGGTGACGATATGACTAAAGTAGATATTAATGTGCTTACTACTCATCTAGCGTTTCTTGCCAATGCTATTCCTGGTACAGTACAGTTCCAGATGAAGCAGGATATCGAGGCTGAGTTAGCTAATCGTAATGCTAAACTTGGGTAGAAAAAAGTATACTTTATTATGGTTCTGTGATATAATAGGACCATAATAACTTACTACAACACTTTACTAAGAATAATCAATGAAAACATTTTACGAATATCTAACAGAATCGCCTCAAATTCCCAACTTCACATTGACTTTGGATTCTTTGACTCCAAAGAATAAGGATAAATTTGACACTGCATTAATTACCCTTCGTGATGCTATGGATCAAGGAAGCATTCGTAAAGCAGAATTGGATAATCTGAAAACCATTTTCAATAATTCTTGTGAAGCTACTTGGGAAAAGCATTACCGAGATCCTTTTCTCAACCAGTCTCGTGAAGCTAGAGATGCTTCTCCTTATGCCACAGAAGAGGAAGATATCTATTACAAAGACAAAGGTTTTAGAAATATGGATGGCATTATCAAGAAATATTCTAAATTAGCAGACAAATCAGAATTGATTGGATATGCTATTAGAATTGCTTCTGAATATGCACCATTGAAAGATATAATGGATCATTTGAAAACTAATGCTACTAAAGGTAGAGCTCCTTCTGTTGCTATCAAACCAGTTAATCCTAATCAAGTCAGAGGAACCTGTGGATGGTGTTTGCGTGATATTGCTATTGATAAGACTGGTCTCATGACTCATCATGGATTTACTCGTCCAGGAGTAGGATACCAAACTCAGTCTTGTTCTGGAGTGAACTATAAGAATTTAGAAGTATCATTGGATGGATTGAAAGCTAGAATCAAAGTCACTGAACAAGAAAAGTCTAATTTAGAATCTCGTTTGAAAGACTTGCCAAAATCAATAACTCTTAATATACGGAAAACAGGGAGTCGTGATATTGTTGTTATAGGAAAAGAGGATCCCAATTGGGAAAAAGCTCAACGTAATACTAAAGCTAATCTCGAGTCTGAGATTCACAGTATAACTAAAGAACTTGAACACTTGAATAATGAATTGTCTAAAAGAAAATGATAACCCTAGTCGAAAATTGGCTTAAAATGTTTGATAATGGTCGTGTTATGGAATATCCTATAATTAGCAATGAGTACCGGAAGCGTCCTGGATTAGTGAAGATAGAAGAACATCATAAACTAGTATCCGAGATTGCTTATTATTTGTGGCTGAATGGGTCACATGACGAAAAACAAAACTGGCTTGATGCTGAACAGCAAGCCCTAAACTCGTACTCTAACTGATTCACTTAACTCAGTATAAAACTCTGCTAACAACTGCAATTCTCTCAGAGTTGCATCTCTTTTAAGAATGTTGGCTCTGTTAGATATCACTACCAAATTCCCTGGTACGTATCCAACAGAGCTATCAATTCGGTCCACAGAATAACTATTATCCCCTGCAGTTCCTCTATTCCAATCAAGTCTAATGCCTAGTACTGGGCAAGTCATAGGAAACGATAAATCGTGCAAATCCGTCTTCGTAATGGAGAATTCTATGCCTCTGGATTTTGCTGAAGATTTCAGTTGAGAATATAATGTAGAAATTTCTTTCATATAATGTTGCCCTATCTCTGTTTATGCTGGATAATGGTCGTAAGGTTTGCTAAAGGGGACCAATAAGAACCTATAAAGCATTCTAAAATATATTTTCATATCCCTGTTGACATTTATATAGAACCAAGGATAATAGCCGTAAGTTAATCAATTGAAGAGGAATTATAGAAATGACTGGTGCAATTTTAACAATGCTGATGTACTTTACTGCTGATCAGATTTCACATGGGACTCCTGAAGTTACCGTGATGACATTCGATACTTATGCGGAATGTGAGTTTTATATTGAACAACATACTCCTGAAATCCAAAAAGAACTGGAAGATGGATTACTTGGCTATTCTATGAAATGTGAGGTGTTATAATTATAAAAGAAATTAGTGTTGACCCATTCCTAATAGTATAGGACAATAGCTGTAACTTAATAAAACTTGAAGAGGATTTATATCATGAGCACAAATTCTACTATTGCAGTTCAACACACCGATGGAACCATTCACCAAATCTATTGCCACTGGGATGGATATCTCGAGTACAATGGTAGTATGTTAAAACAATTCTATAATACTCCCGAGTTAGCTAAGGAATTAGTTTCCCTTGGTAATCTATCTTCATTAAACAAAAGAATTGAGCCAAATGGATATTTACATACATTTGCATATCCTGAAGAAGGAACTTGTGTTTATTATGGAAGGGATCGTGGAGAAGCAAATAATGAAACTAACATCTACGAATCTTTCGATCATTACAGACTGAGATATGATCGTCAAGAATATAACTACTTGTACGTTGAAGTTGATGAGAAATGGTATGTTGTATACAAAGATGGTAGCTTGAATGAATTTCTAACTGAACTTGATAAACCTAAAGAGGAACCACCCATCATGATACATGCAGCAGTGGCTTATGCCAAAACTAAAGAAGTAGAAACTGAACTTAACAAGATCAAACAAACGGAAATCACCAAAGCTCTTCAAGAAATTCAAGTATTGATTAATGATGCTATTAAGAATGGAAAATACTCAATTTCTTTTAACAAAGTTGATGGGTTATCTGACCAGACCTTTAACAAGATTGCTGGAATTCTGGTAACCACATTGACGGAATATGGTTATGTAGCAAACTGTATTGCTAGTAGGTCACCAGATATGGCAGCATATGCAAGTTCTGGAATACGTTTTGACACTAACAATGCTGTAATTACTATCAGTTGGGAGAATGCGTAATGATTGATATTGGACCAAACTTGTTTGAATTACTATCAACAGTAGTACATACCATTGGTGTAGTATTTGTGGTTTTTCTAATAATGAATGCTTATAACAAAATTTGAAAATAAATGTTGACCTTTTGGTATAATCAAGGATAATAGCCGTAAGTTAACCAATTCGGTCAACCAATTGAAGAGGAATTATAAAATGTTAAAAAGTAACCCGATTATACAAGAACATCAATTACAAGAAGGCGTTTATCTGAGCGATTATTCGTTTCAGTTACATGCACTCGAGCGTTCTAAATCATATATAAGCAATTATTCGTCTCGGTTACATGCAATCGAGCATTCTAAATCATATATTAGAGATCCTGAATTTCTAACAAATGATTCTGCATGGTATTATGGCGTATGTGATGGAATTGAAAATTTACTTGAAGTCATTCCTGAACTGTTATCACCTGACCGTGAATTCGTAGTGCTATTGCATAAAATCACTAAATCTAGTCAACCTAGATATGAAGGTTGGAGATGGCACAAATGGGGCGACTATATTGGTACACAAACTCCTACTACTGAATACATTTATGACGAACCAATAATCGATTTAGTTTACTGCTACCATATCTACGAGACAATCAGTGAAAACTAAAATCCTAATCATGATGTTGGTGTCATTACCCGTAAAGGCTAATTGCATCAACATCGTTAATCTTATGGAACAATGTTACACAAAGCAATACCTTGATAGTATTGCTAGTCAAAAGAAGTTCTTCAAGACTCATAAGAAATGCTCTCCCATGAAGTATGTTAAACTTACCGAGCAATGCCCTAAAGGCAAACCTAAGAAGGCAAAGAAATGATTAAGACCATTCTGATAGTATCATCAATGATGGCTCCTAGTACTCAAATCTATACAAGTACAGGAACTGCCAAGTTCGTTAATCATTCATACCAAATGGTTACAACTAAGCCGAAGATTACTCCTAAAGACATTGACCGTTATATCCATAATGCTTCATTGAAGTATCAGGTGGACGAAAAGCTGGTTCGTGCTGTAATCAAAACTGAAAGCACCTATCGAACCAAAGCTGTTAGTAAGAAAGGTGCGGTAGGATTGATGCAACTGATGCCTGCTACTGCAGAAAGGTTTGGTGTATCAGATCGTACCAACGTCAAAGAGAACATTTATGGTGGTGTACGGTTTCTTAGATTCTTATTGGATACCTTTGATGGTAATAAGAAGTTGGCATTAGCAGGATATAATGCAGGAGAGAATGCTGTAATTAGACACCACAGAAAGATTCC